CAGCGGCACAATCGTCTCATGTCTGAGAGTCAAGTTGTGTTGAAGCAATTGGAGGCTAGAAGGGCCTACCTTTCAATTGTGGAGGAAAACAGAGATCATGAATTGAGGTTTATGCCCTATTTTGACAACAAAAAAGCACTTATAGATTGGGTCTCCAATATGAATTTTTCAGAGATTCAAACCGAAGCTTTTTCCCCAAGCCCTATAGTTGTGTTGTTGGGGTCTTTGTCAACATTGATAAGAACACACAAAGAGTTCAAAGGTCAGGTTCGAGATGTTGTGATGAGCAACTACAAATGTGAAGATGTGCCTAGGAACTTGAGAGTGAGTGATATTCTAAACAATCACGGCTCAGTTTCATCCATGGGAAGTCATGGTCTAGTCGTGAGTAATGTCACCACTGAGATTGAAGACAAAAAGGTCAAGAAGATTTTCAACAACCAAAACAGCAAGTGTTATATAACGGTGTTGAATGATCTTCATGACTTTGTCAACAATGTGGCCGGTAAACCAATTCCAGACAACTGGGAAGAGGTTGAGGTGGAATTGCAAGACATGAAGAAAATGCTGGACGATTCTGTGCTGCACACTGCCCTGAGAGAGAGCAATCTAATTTGGCCACTGGTGTCCCGTCACATATCCATCATGACTCAATTTGTGTCCAAAATGACTCATAAAGACCAAATTGGATCCAGAGAGATTGCCACCCTCAATGCAGCTGCACGAATCTGTTGTTACTATGTTGAAGAGTTTTCTAGATACATTCGAGACACTGAGCATAAAAATGGTATGCATACTGATCTCATTGAGAGGAGAGACAAAGAAGAAATTGTCAAGACTGCATTCAATCGGTCCAGATTGTCAGCTCAAGAAGGCAAAACTGTTATTTATGATTCAGCTGATTGCTCAAAGTGGGGTCCGAGTATGTTGTCTCCAATATTGTATTTGTCATTGGGTATGAGAGTCCATGATGCACACATTCGTGACACAATCATGAGATGTTTGCACCTGTTCAGCAACAAAGTGTTCAAACTACCTGATGCCTTGTATCTGAGTGTTAATCTTGGTGATGTGGATGAAGAGAGCAGCAATGCCGTTTCTGCTGCTAGAAATGAAGTAAGAAACATGAAGTGGCCCTTGGGAAGACCAGATTTGCAAATTGTAAATCTTCCAGAGTCAATGCATCAAGGGATTCTTGGAGTTACAAGTTCCATTTTGGCTACTGATGCTCAAAACTTATCAAGGTATGTGACCATGAAAGCCTTTGACAACAAAGTGACCATAGAACCCTTCATCACATCTGATGACTACTCTAGAATCTTGACATTTGATAGTGCAGAAGCTGATGAACAATCAGTAACCTCATTGATTAAGAAAAGTTTGGTGATCCACTGCAAAGTGTCTTCTGGGTTTGGCATAAAAAGAAACATGGAAAAAAGCACTCATTCTTCAGTGGTTTTGGAGTTTAATTCTGTTTTTCACACTCCCAGCTCTGAGAACAAGCCTGACATAAAATCTAGATTGTCTTACGTTGATTTTGGACAGTCTTATGATCCTTACCCTAATGCCCTCTTTTGTTTGACTAGTGGGTCAGAATTTCTCAGATCAGAAGGAAGTTTACATGGAGCATGTTGGGTGCAAACCTTAAATACTCATCTTTCCATGATGCAAAATCAAGGAATTCCTCTCTTCCAAAGCTTAGGTTCTTCAATCTTTGAGGTTCCCTTAGAATTAGGAGGTTATCCCAAAATCGACCCAATTAATGCAGTGATGTCCTCCAAACACATGCCACTTATTGACAACTACAATGTTTCTAAGGTGTTTGATCCTAAAAGTGCCATGAGGATCATGATGGACCTAAAACCTGAAGAAGTAGAGGAAGTGTCCTTAGACCCTTTAGATGTGATGAAGAGCCGAGTTCCTAGATTGTCCCGATCTGGAATGATTCATCTTTGCCGAAGAGACAAAAGATCAAGCAGAAAGGTTCGTGAATTTATTAATACTATTCCGAGAGAATACTTTGGAGATCTTCGATTCCCAGGCAGCAAATTTTCTCTACTACCATCATTGTTGGCATGCATGCAGAGGGAGGAAACCACAGCTAGTAGTGAATCTGCCTCTGTCAGATTCTCAGTGCCTCAGACCCCAATGGATGCATTGGTGTATAGAACCAACTCATCACTCCTTTCTACCTGGTATGAGGGGAAAACACTATTGTCCAGAAGAGATCTTCATAACATGGCCATTTGGTTTTCGAGTGAGAAAGCCTGCCCTACAGGGAAGCTGTTGGAGTGTGTAGAAGCTTCAAAAACTACTGACATCCCCTTTTTCTATGACAACATGGTTGCCGAAAGACTGTCTTACCTCCGACACCTTCAAGAAACAAAGCCGTTGAAGGTCGTAGCTGTCAACAAAAGAACCCATGCGTACCCATTGAGAGATACCTTTGTGCCTTCCATGTGGTTTGAGCAGGCCACAGTTGACTTCAACAGAGAGTTTAAACCCACAGAATTAGGCGGCAACAGCAATATTAAGCCTCAATTGTTCTTAGAAAGCGTCATGATGTTCAGAGCTAAACTCCAAGATTTGGTTTCAAGAAAACAAGTTTTGAAGCTGACATTGCTTGAGATGGATGCCAATGCAACCAGCTTAGTTGAACGAATTCTTCTCGGTGCATTTATGAATGGTGGGCGACTTATGTTTGAGAAACAGGAGGATTCCTTTTCCAGAAAGTCTGTGGAGGACAATATCACCTTTTTACTCAAAATGTTCTCCAACTCTGAGTGGAAAAATCAATGGAGTCTTCATGGCAATTTGCATTATGATTTGCTGGATCAAAGAATTCTTCCCCTGGTTAAGAACAAGAGAGTCAGATGGTTTGATGTCACAAATCTCCTCAATGCTACCATGAACACTTCAGAGCATTTGTCTTTCTCTGATTCTAGATCCAAGTTGGAAGTGTGGCACGCCATCTATGAGGCTACTAGAGGGTTTGAGAGGTCACCCTTATCAGTGGACCCACACAGAATCAATATGAGTGCAAGTCATGAAGTGTTTCAACTAGGAAGCCAATCCAAAATATATTCTCAACCAGTCCGGTTTGATGGTGACAGAGTGATTGGCAAAGAAATCATTCAGGAAAAGGTCAATGGTGTTTATAACCATTTTTATGTCATGACTTCCGATGTGTCTTACTCCATACCTGATAACACACCAACAGACAATTATGAGATGAGAGACATCTCTGAGTTGGATCGTCTTCCCGTCATTATCAAAAATTTAGGAGGTTTTTTAATGTTAACAACCCCTGATGGCTATCCTATCCAAGTTTTATGCTCAGCTTTGCCAGAGGTGAATAATAAAGTGTATGTGCATTTTGATAGATATGGGCTTAACAAATCCATCATCACTCAATTAGGTCTCAATGATCCATTCTCTGGTCTGTCGGACTCAATGAGGAAAATCGTAACCAGTCGGAGGCAGTTGTTCCATGATGAGGAATTGCCCCCAGATGATCCTAGAGAAGAAG